GCGGGTGGGTAAGTTACCCTCGATAGCGCGGCGGACCCCCGCACTCGGCAGGGACCCCTCAGCGGAGAGGTTTGGAGGTCCTTTGCCCCGGTCAAGGGCAAGCCTTACCGCAAGGCGTCTCTGGGCCTCGGTCACACGTAAGGACGTACGACCTGTGGAATCGAGACCAATACCTCCGTACTGAACGGGTATATACCAATTCAGTCCTGAGTACTGGTCAAGGAGACCACATCCAAGCATCTGTCGGTGCCAGATGTTGTTGGCGAGACCACGGAGATCCTGCGGCACGGACGCGAGGAACTTATCCTGTACCCTAGACAAAACCAGCCTAGGATCACAGGTAAGAACATCAAGACCAAACTTGCGCTTGATCTGTGTCCGTGCCCGATAGAAATCGGGTAAAAGGCCACCCCACCAGGGCCTCTCGATCTTCTCCGGCTCAGTCTCAAACACGTAAAGCTCAGAATTGACCGTAAGAAACTGTGGTGAGAAGTAATTCTTGCCAACAGAAAGCTTTAGGCCGAATTCGGCTATAGTGGAGCGCCAGATGGCGTAAAACCGATCGTCTCCCTGGAACAGGATGTCATCACCGTTAATCAAAACGGGAAGTGCATCAAAGTCCTGGGCACGCAGGTATGCGCCACGGCAGAGTCGGATGATGGCCACCTCTTCTGCAGGTGTACCCGGAGCGTATACACCGGCCTTATAGGGACGTTGTACGGCGGTCAGGTAAGCCGCAAGGTTCACAACACATAGGATCGGAAACGACAGGATATTTCCCATCAATTGACCATTCCTTTGTGTAAAAGGTTCCGGAATCTTAATAGACTCGACGTACTTCTTAGGTAAACCGAACGACATCTGCTTCAGGGTCTTGGAATAATCGACCTCAGAGCGGAACAAGCCCGTCTCAAGTCGGTCTCTCAAGTCGGAGGGCAAAACCAAATTCTTGGTCATGCTCTCGTAGGCGTAAAGAGAGGCCCTGGAGGACAAACGGTCAGTGGCCGCACTGTAGTCACCCGAGATCCATGGTTTGGATCTACGAGGGAAAGACTCAAGCGCTTCCTTGACCGTCCGTCCGCCGATGAGCTGGAATGGGCGGAGTCTACGCATGGCATCATGCCAGGCCTTCTGAATCGAAGAACCCGCTGCAGTGGCGGGCCCATCAGCAATGCTAATGGTTCGAATCTTGAAGGGCTCCTGGAGAGCCACAACTTGTACCATGGGATCGAAATCCCACTCCCTCCAGTCGAACTGGTAGGGGACTTGGTACACTGTCTCAACGCCCTTCTTCGGATCGTACAGCATGTGAGTCATCTCACTGGCTGCAGTCCAGCCACCCAGCTTCTCAAGCTGAGCGGCCCTTGTGCCCTCGGCTGAAACGTACTTCCGCATGTCTTCGTCAAAGAATTTGACAAAGCCAGCGGAGGCAGACAGTCGGGCACGGGGCAGTTGGGAATAGGAGGAAAGGCCACCGAAGCAAATCCTCGC